TATTATATTATCCTTTATAGTTATTGTACTCGGCCTGAGAGTACCGCCTTATCAATCATATCTTCGATACGACGGGCCTCTTCTCGACCTTTCTTTGATTTATATTTTCCACGAGAGAAGTCATCGTAGAACTTGTCAATGAACTTATGGTCGATGATAATGGAATCACTATCATTACTATTATTGTGGGTCGTATTAGTAGATCCTTGCGATCCTGTGGGAGTTACGGCCTCACTAAGAATTTCTTCGTTACTTTTGGGAGGGGCAATAGATTTACTATAGTCGATAAAGAAAGAAGCAATACGACCTACATCTAGAGACTCTTCTGCCTTCTTAAACAAATATTCCCGTGGAACTCCAGAATACTCGTCGGGCTCCTTCATATACTTAAGGAACCCAGGACTCACATTGATTTCTTCATACTTCGGGACAACCTTTGCTAAGTTAGAGATAAAAGTATCATAGTTACTCTTGATGATTCTATTAGCTTCTCTAGCTTCCCTTTCTGCATTATCTCTACGAGTTCTTTCTAGCTCCTCTTGAAGAGGTTTCATTTTAGCATCAAGGATATCTCTAACCCCCTTGTCCAGCGCGTTAGCTGCAGGCTCACCTAAGATATCAATCTCTTCCTCTGAAAAGATCTTCTTGCTGTTATTGGCGCTACTCTCTAGTGCAGTAAGACGCTGTAAGATATTACTATACTCTTTCTGAAGATTAGCATACTTCAACTTTGAGTTTGCTAGATCAGATCGAAGATCTCTAATCGTAATATCTGTACTTGCTTTGTAATTGTTAAAGCGTTTAGCTTCGGTATTACTATCATCAGATACCTTAGGGGCTTCAACAATAGGCTCGGAGGGCTCTTCGATAATCGTGTCTTCAGTAGGTTCCTCTGGAGTACCAAAGATTTCGTTTTCCAAATCCTCAATTTCTTTATCTAAGTCTTGCATACATTCCTTTGTAGTGGTTACGGAGCTGGGAGATTCCAGGGTTCTGTAGACTTACAGAAGTTCTATCATATCTAACAAGGTGCAACATACACCTTGGTTAAACCTGTGGTCTTCTTTACTTAAGTGTAGTAGATCATCCCACATCTTCAGTTGTTGTTCTAACTTTTTCTTAAGTAGAGTCTTATTCCCCTCCTTGATGCTATTGATCTCAGAGGGGGTGAGGTTCTTAATTATGTACATTATTTAGTTGCGTTTTGTACTTTATTTTGACTTTGAAGGATGGATACAGAAGCTCCAGTCCTAGCTATATCTCTCTTGGTTTGAGAGTCTATATTCATTTTCTGACTATCAATCATTGCCCTAGAGTCAGCAGTCTCTTTAGATACAGCGAGTTTCTCTCGTTCGAGGGTTGCTCGCTCTTGATCTGTCTGAGCTTTAAGGTCAAGCTCTTTAAGCTTAACTTGTTGTGTCTGCTCGTGCATCCTCTGTTGTGCTTCTACTTGAAGCTTAGTAGCCATAAGAGAGCTTTGATCTTTCGTCTGACCTTGCTGTACTGCTTGTGCCTGAGCAGCCTTAGCTTCCTCTACCTTCTTACGAAGCTCAAGTCTACTAGGAACAATCTCAGTTCGGAGATTAAGGTCCTTAGCCAATTCTCTAATCAGCTCTGCTCTTCCCTCTGGACCCATAAGATCTTGGTCAGACTGATTAGCAGTGATCTGTAAGAACTCCTGCCTCTTAGCCTGCTGTGCTCCACGGAGGGTGAGGGTGTCACTACCATGTGCTATTACGTTTACATCTCCAGTGTATGGGATAGCAGTCTTAATGAGGTTCCAATAGAACTGATATTCTACTCTTGGGATAATTAACCCTGAATCGATGTGTCGAATAGCATCTTTGATACTCTTCGTTGCAGACTCCAGGAGCATAGATAGCCCGCTGGCAGTCTGTGCAGCTCCTCCGACCTTCTCGTTCCCATATGAGTATCTTGGGATTCCAGTGGCATCATCTGCTTTCTGTTCGAACTTATCGTAAACCCCCATAAGCTCATTGGCAATAGAGGGTACCTGGAAGAAATTGATAGCCCTTCCACTTGCACCAGTAGGATCATTAGTTACCTGCCAGATCTTGAGAGGCTTGATGTCCTCAATGTCTCCAGCATCTGCAAGTCTATCAATATAGACTTCAATCTGAGGTCCACAGTTATGGGCTACAAAACCGTTAGCTACAAAGTTGTGGTTAGGAGCCTCCATTTGAATATCATATACATCTTCTTGCCCAACGTACTCGATTGAAATGACCTTATCAAAAGTAAGATACCTATTCTTATAAGGGTCTCCTACTGCTCTTCGTTTTGCATCTTCAGTTCTGTGGCAAGCAACACAAAGATTAATAAGATTCTCAGAAGAGTTATCAAGCGGGTTTGCATTCTTATGGTGTACTTCAAACTTACAATCAACCTTTCCACAAATCTCACAATAATCCTTTCTAGCTTCTAATACATCCTTTCTCTGTCGAGAAGAGGAATGACTTGCATCCCAGTGGTTATCCCTAGCTAGTTCTCTTTGAATCTCATTCCAATTTTTAGTATGGCATTTCTTGCATCGTTGAGAGGACAGTTTAATTGGGCACCCACAATCTGAACAGAGCTTTGTAGGAACATTAGAAGACCCATTAACAGCTATAAGATCTCCTGGTAAGAAGTTCATTAGGTAATCATACTCGCCATCGTCCTTTAGGAACCGATGGTCTTCTGTAGCCTTTACCCTATATCCACTCTCTGTTTTTAATTCATATACAGCCTTGTGGCCGTTGTATAAAACGCCATTGACCTTATTAAGGTAGAACTCTCCTGTACTCTCATCTAGACTTCTAAGCCTAGTTCTCTTTAGTCCAGAGTTGTATAAATCCTTCTTATCATACAACTCTTTAATAGTAATTTCAGAGTATGCCCTTCCATTTTGCTCATGTCTATATACTACAGTATCTCCAGTAAGACAAGCAAGGCCCATGTTATTAGCCAGGGCACGAGCACAAGCATTACACATCCTCTGGATATCTCTCATTAGAGATGGGAGAGAACGACCCCAGAAAGATCCTGGGATATTTTGGTATGATGCCTTGTAGTACGGACGTCTCTTCAGTGGGTCGTTATTCAGTTTACACTTGATAACCTCATTACCAACTAAGATAGCCTCTATCTCTACGAACTTATTAGGATCAGAACCATCTAGTTCGAGACCCCACTCCTCTACATCTGAGGCCTTAGCAGACCCCCAAAAGTGGAGAGCATGAAAGATACCCTCATCAGCGTAGGTCTTATTACCTCTCCTCTCTTCTTCTGCCCTCTCATCCTCAATGCCAGTATTTAACCAAGAGATACCGTCTGTATTCTCTTCTAAGAGTTTATCAATAGCTTCGGTATTATAGCCAATAGCTCCCTTCAACCCTGCAAGTTCTTCTGCAGTTAAACGAAGGTGTTCTATTAGACATCCATCTTGAATAGAGGTAGCAGTTGGAGATGGGTAAAGATCAATAGGGGCTACTCGTTTATTGATAAAGGTATAAGCAGACTCTACAATTGGCTTACCAGCTTCCCATCTTAGTCTGTCCTTCTTAGTTATTACTGGGCCTTTCATAAAGGCATTAGGGAAGATACAGAAATCTTCAATGAAGTTAGAGAGAGCTTGATCCCACCCACCCTCCTTGAGATCATCTTTTACCTTCCTCTCCATAAGAGACATTTGCTCTCTGGCTTCTAGGTTGATCTCTTCAAGTACTGCATCTTTAATATCCCTTCGATCTCTATTGAGAGATAGGAGAGTCTCTTGAGCAACCTTAGGAGAGGGAGCAGCACCCATTCCCTGCTGGACCTCTTCAGTCTTAGTTAGGAATTGTACTCTGAATGCTTCCTCTAACTTTTGGTTAATATCTTCAGGTAGGGCGGGGATAGGGGTAGGAGCTAGAGAGAATGCATCTTCATTTGCAGATTGGAGGATGTCTCTAATCCAACTCATAGCTGCCCTACTCTTAGTAGCTGTGAGGTTCATGTAGATAGAAGATCCACCCTCTGAAGCAATCTTACTTAGGTCATCTGGATTATACTCTCCATTATAATCCCTAAGAGAGTCAAAGATCTCATCCTCAATGCCTGACCTCTTCCTAGCTTCCTTATTAGTTTCAAAGGTCTTTACAATATGAGAGGCTAATAGGGATAGTTCAGCCTCTGTCCCTTGGACCTCTTCTCCATCATCCGTGACTCCCTCCATCTCAGCTTGAGTGAGCTCATCGTTGTATAGATCTTCAGCAGTTGATACTACTACACCGGTTGGTGATTCCATATTACATTATACCCAACAGAAGTTTGATTTTCTAATTATACGCTTGGCTACCTTAACAGTGTTAGCAGAATATACATTACCAGCAAAGGTAAGTGCAATACTATCAGCGATGTCTGGAGACGGGAGACCCATCTTCTTGATATCCTTCTTACTCATGAGTAGTATTTGCATCTTGTTATTGTAAGTATACTGCATAGCATTAAGCTGGGAGATAAGATCTCTCTCATCTGGTATATCGGCACCATTGTGCATCCAATCCCTCATCTCACCCCAGAGCTGGGCTCTAAAGTTACCATACATCTTTGGGTTGTTAGACCCTTGTGATACTATTACCTCTCGTACCGGAAGTCCTAACTCCGCTGTTCTATCAAAGACACCGGCCCCTACACCAATAGAGTCAATGTATATAGTAGAGGGAGAGAATTGCTGGTAGTAGTCTGCTACTCTAGCTGCTACCTCCATAGTATCAAGATTGGAGTAGCGGGTGATATCTATAATCTTAGGTCCTTGCCTAAGGGTGAATACAGTCTGGTCTGCTCCAAAACGAGCTACATCTACTCCGGCTATCCTGGGGTAGTTAGAGTAGGTCTTGTAGTCATGATATGTCTTAGTGCAATTCTCAACAAGGGAGCTAGGAATAAACTGCTGCTCACCAAATCTACCGAAGTTACCAAGGACTCGCATCTGATAGTTATCATCTAACTTATCATACATCGACTCCATGTCCTCTAGCCAACCCTTGGAGATCTGAGCTGAGTTTAAGCCAGAGAAGGTAATCCTATTCCATCTTGGATTCTCACTAGCAAAGATCTCATAGAATCTACCACTATTACGGACGGGGTTAGAGGTTAGTATAAACTTACCATCTCC